GCAGTGGACACAAAAAAGCGTGCGCTAGGAAAAGGGGGAGTACCTCAACCTAGCGCACGCAAGCGGGTCGTGCAAGTTTCTTGTGTCGTTCGCGCTACAGGCCCACGCACCTTTTCCGTCTACGGCGTGTGCGTCTGCGTGATCGGTGCCTGGTCGTTCTTCGGGGTATCAAGGCTCATCTATGCGTGCTGTTGCTTGGCTTGGGGGGCTTGGTTGGCGGCATCATGGCATCAATGTGAAGACGTGGGAGCGAGGACCGTTTTCGTTTACGTGTAGCACGAATTGATCTAAGCATACGTGCGACCCTGTGCCACCACGACAGCTCTTGGGGATACGGCACCCATCCGGGTGGAATGTGGACACCGGACGTGTCTAGGCTTGAGTCAAACCGAAACGGGTCGCGCGGGTCGCTATGTCTCATCTGTGTTAAGGTCCGTAGGAGCAGGTTCGCGTCGAGGAAGCACGGTACACCTGCAGTTCGCGACGTTGTGCACGGACGCCGTGGGGTCGCCGGGGTGCATCATCTCGTCGAACGGCTTGCCGGGCTCAGGGCGCACGCGGAAGGGCTGATCGGTGTTGACTTGCTGCCCATTCGCTTCGTCGTGTCCCGGGCGTTGGCGTCCATCGCGCGTCGTGAGCCATTCCTTGCTTTGAAGCCCCGCCCGCTCAAACGAGCGCAGCTGTCCGCGCTCAAACGCCGCCGTGCCGGATGTTTGCGCAATGAGTCGGCTCCGAGCACGCGTGAAGCCCTCCGTATCCTCCGTGCCATCGTAGAGGCCTTCAATCTGCGTGACCAGCTCATCCATGTCCGTGCCCTCTTGGTACGCCTTCAGGACCACTTGGTTGAGCCGGTCGCGGGTCGTGCGCGGGACCTCCGACAGATTGCTGTTGATCTCGCTGATAATGCGACGAACGGCCGGGTCCTCCGGGTCAAACGTGCCCTGCCCGTCAATGCGCTCCAGCCCGGCGATGAAGCCCTCACGGACGGCGTCACGGATGGACGGCTCCACCGCGTCCAGCAGTCGGTCAATCGCGTCTTGCACGCTGTACACTTGGTCGACCGTGATGACCTCTTCCAGCCGCTGGTTCTGCCGGTCACGCAGGGCAGAGACAACGCGGTCTCGCTCGGCCTCAAAGTATTGGCGCGTGGCCTCCTCAATCGGCGTCTCGGCGGCTTGCTTCTCGTCATCCACCGCGCGCCACTCCGCGTCGAGCATGGCATCAGATAGCGCGTTACCAGCGGCCCGCCATCGCCCCAGCGTGCGACGAATGGAGCGGCGGTTGGATTGAGTCAAGCGTGTGCGGCCTCTCTGTACGCTAGGCAGAGAGGCTAGAGAAAATGGCTCAGGTCGCTTCTCGGGGCTTGCGATGGGACAGCGGGCGCATCCACCGCAGCAAGGGTGCCCGGCACGCGCGGAGTTGACAGGTCGTCTGCGTACGCGTCCGGTACCTCCTCTCCGCTCTCCTCCATGATCACTGATGCGGGAACGCCCCGCTCCAGCCGCTTGCGGTTGATCTCCTCCCGCTCCTTCGGTGTCGGCATGAGCGCCTGGGGCGGCTTGACCCGCAGCGCACCCACGTCCGCATCAAACGCGCGGGTGAGCCCCATGGTGAGTTCCTGCGCAATTTGGTTGACGAGTGGCTGAATGGTGTCCCGGCGGATCTGACGTTCGGCGCTCTCGCTGTTGGACCGGTTGGCGCCCTCGCTGTCGAAGTACGCCTGTTTGATGCCGGTAACGCGGTAGATCACCTGATGTGTAAGCCCCTGCGTCTCCAGCATCTGCCACGTCTCGGGGTCTAAGCCTAGGGCTTCAAGGCGCATATTCGGAGGCGTGGCGTATACGCTATCGCCCCGCGCCATGCTGTTTTTGAGGTCGCTGAGCAGCTGCTTGCGGTCCTCGGGATTGGCGTTCTCCCCTTCGTCCAAAAGCTGCATCTGGGGTGGGCGCCCCTCCCGAAAGGCTTCGTTGATCAGGCGCATCGCCGCCCGGTCCGCGCCGATGTAGTCGGCCAGCTGCTCAATCAGGCCTTGGCCTTCGTAGGGGGAGACCGGGTCCGGGTGACGCGAGGACAGGACGCGGTCGCCTTCGACGTGATAGTACGGGCCATCCTGCGATCGGAAGACGTAATGCGACACACCGCCGTCCGGCGACGCAGCCGGGCGCATATCGCCCCATTCGCTGTAGACCTCCGTCAGCTGCGGTTCCAGCGGGACGCCATCCAAGAGCGCGTACGAGGTACCGGTCAGGTCCATGCTCTGCAGCCACCAGTAATAGAAGTGGTACGCTGTGCGCCCGATGCTTTCGCGTTGGCCGCTCGGGTTGCGGATGAGCAAGTTCCACGGGTGATCCTCTTCGACCGGTTCGTACACGCCGCCGGACAAGCGCTCCACCGTGAAGCCCGGCCCCTCAACATCTGGCGTCACCACCTGCGCAAAGATCTGCGCCCGCGAACGGATGCACGCCGCGAAGGTCCCGCGCATGCTCTCGCGAACGACCTGCTCCGACGGCTTGCGCCGGTCCTCCTTCCCAAACGAGCGGCTGATTACCACGTCGCTGCGGGGCACAATGTCTTCGGAGAGCTGCTCCGCTTGAAAGTCAAACATGCTGTGCGATGGTGAGCGAGAGGAAGACGAAGGCACCGATCAGATACGTCGCGGCATGGCCTTTGGACAAGCGGCCTGGGCTTACGGTACTGACCTGCGCGCGGATATACAAATCCCCGGCGGCAACGAGCGGGAAGAGCAGGAGCCAAAGAAGGAGGTGGGTCACGTACAGTCTACCAGCTTGTCAGAGTGAGGTCGCGAGCATTGCTCATGTTCAGGTCCCGCATGGCGTGTCCATAGACGGCGGCGTCGCCTTCATCGGGCGAACGTCCGAGCCGGTGGTAGATGCCCCACGCCTTGGAGCGCCCCCGCTTCGGCTCCACCTCAATCGTCTTGTCGCCGCTGATACGGTAGCGGGGCGCGCAAAGGTCCTCTACCAAGTCTTGCGAGCAATACGGCAGCGCGACGCGCCCGTTTTCAAGGGCCTCGCGTAGCACCCACCACATCTGCGAGCGCAGGTTCTTGAATCGCATGTCTTCGCCCGGTCCATCCCGGATCGTGCGGCGCTTCCTCGCTTTGCCACCACTGATGATCTCCACGACATCCAGCCCATCGCCGCGAAGCCCATCTACTACGCCTGCGCCAATGCCTACCGCATCCACGCCCACATGCCCAGGAGACACGGACGCTTTGCGCATCGCGGTGGCGATGGTGCGGACTTGCTCAGTTGTGTCGAGGTTGTCGTACGTAACAATATCTGTGAGCGCGTTGCCTGTCCATTTTGCGATTGCGCTACTGTCGTCGCCAAAGCGCGCCACGTCCACGCCCCAATGCTGCACGCCGCCCTCGGGCTCTAAGTCTTGCGCCGTCTTCAGGAGCGAATAGGGGATCACCTGGTCCGGCTCATCCACCATAACGAGCTCGCCGCGTTCGTACGCTGCGGCCATCGCGCCGCCCAGCTTCGTGAACGCATTGACGTACCCTGCGCCGACAAAGGGATTGTCAATGTGCGTGGTGTGCTGAACGAAAACATCGCCAAACACGCCGAAGTCGTGCGACGGGAGCTGGGGGATGGGTACGCCCAAGTACGCGAAAATCTTCTTCGCGCGATAGACGGGGTTAAACGACAACGTAATGCTCGGATACATCTCGGGCGACACACCACGCAGGCGCAGGTCAATCTGTGCGAGGTCCGGCTCGTCTCGCTCGGTTGTGGGAAAGTCCAGTTCGGTCGCCTCCTCCACCCAGATGTGCGTAATGCCGGTCACGGATTTTAGCTTCTCCGTGTCATCCAGTCCGGCATGCACGATCATCCCGCCGCCCGGGAAGGTGATGGTCATCTCCTTGTTGTTGACGCGCACGTCATTCAGTCGGCCCCACGAGCGCAGGATGTCCTTGTACAGCTGAAACGTGGAACCCCGGCACGTACGGTATACCTTGCGGAGCGTGAGCACCCGAGCGCCGTCCTCCCCCGCTCGCTGAATCATGTCCTCAGCAACCGCCACGCTCTTACCCGACCCCGACCCGCCGTAGACGCATCGGTAGCGAACGCCGAAGCGCTCCACCGCACGCCGCATCGGGCGATACACATCCAAATGGGCCGCAGGCTGATCAAACGTCATTCATCATTGGCATCTTCGCGCGGGGGCCCCCACTGGTGCTGAATGGGCTCTCCGTCCGGTCCACTGACTTCGTGCCGCTCCACGAACATCCCGAGGTGCTTGCCTAAAAGCTGAAGCGCACGGTTTGCGACATTGCCTTCATACTGATACTCGCCAATGCCGACCCCGTCTTTGTCTTTGACTTCCCGCTCCTGCATGGCACGCTCAACGTTCTCCTTCAGCTTCTCCAACACCCAGTCCTGTTTGATCTGCGTGCGCTCCTTGCGCTCAGAGCGGGCTTCCGCTATCGCTGCTTTGACGTGCGGTTTCGTGTACAGCTTACGCCCGTACGAGGGACTAGAATACCCGGCGCGCTCCGCCGCTGCGGTGGCGTTGTTGTCTACCAAGTATTCTTGAACGAACCGCTCTTGTTTGTCGGTCAGGCTCGGCATGGCATTACGCTTGACTCCAGAAGAAATGTCCGCTGAGCACCCCGATCATAATTAGCGTCAGGTAGCACCACGTCGGCAGTAAGGGCCACTGCTCCTTCACGTGCGCCACGTTCACAATCATCAGCACCCACATGAACCAAAACGTCAGGTACGTGTCCTGCACGGGCGTCGTGGTCGCCTGCGCGTGCCCGCCAAAGAAGTGCCCACCGAGCACGCCCCACACGTACGCTATGATCCACCAGTCGCGTGACCAGGTGTAGAGGACGGCGCTCAGGGTGTCGCGGCTCACGCTATTGAACGCGGGCAGGAGGTCGTAGGCGGAGAGCCCGACCGTCACGGCGATGATGAGGATGGTGCTCGCGAGGGTGTAGTCCATTACGCGTCGGCTTCGGTGTGCGAAAATAGCGTATGCTCCGGCTGCCTGCAGTGCGGGCTAAACCAGATCGTTTCGCGGTGCGCGTTCGCGCGGGCCGCGCCGTTGCCCTGCACACCGTACCCTCCATCGGCCTTCCAGCGGTGAACCGTCCACGTATCCGGCACGTCGAGCGTGCCCTCGTAACCACAGAGTGCGATCCGGTACCGTGGATCGTCGCCGATGGACGCAGCCCATTCGGCAACGTCATGTGTCAACGTTCGGTCATTGCCACCGGCATACTGCGCATCTCCGTCCGCGTACGGCGGATCAAGGAAAATGCCCGTTGGTTTTGCCTGGGCAGACGGGCGCAGAACCGAACGACTACAACACCTCGACCAATCGCCGCACAAAATCTTAGTATCACGTAGGCGGTTTTGCAGCGTAAAAATGTACTCCGTGATGTATTTCGTGCGCTGCTGGCCTGTCAGCGATCCTTTGTCAAGGCCTATACCAAGATCAGAGGCGCGCGGCATCTGATCCGACGCTAAGTCACACCACCCCTTTCCGATCCACTGACACGCGCCCCATACCCACCACCCGGCAAGTTTCGGATCGTAGGCCGTAACGTCGGCACGCAGGCGCTCGGTGAGCCCATCCGCGGCATTCATCAGCGCATCGCGCCGGGCATGCAGGTCAATTTCTGACACGGGGTAATCGGCGTGCTCTGCGACGGCGGATGGGTCGTGCTTGACCGCGCGCCAAAAGTTACAGAGAAGCCCGTCCGCGTCGTTGACGACCTCTTTACCGCTCGGGTTCGGTCGTGCAAGAAGCACAGCACCGCTCCCGAAGAACGGCTCCACGTAGGCACCGACATCACCGAAGCGCTGCCACACGGTATGTGCTGCGCGCCTCTTGCCGCCGAAATATGGAAAGGGGGCAGTAAGCATGCTATAGTGTGCAGACGCCAGGGTAGCAGAACACGAGCCAGCCAAGCAGCGTGATGAGCGCGACGGCCGCGATGATAAGGCCTGTGGAAGTCGTCCAGTGGTCGCGGAATTCCATGTCAGAAGCAGGCTCGTAATTTTTTTTATAAAACTCCTCAGCAACAAGCCATCGGTCACTGGGGTTGTATTTACTAACAGCAATCATGTCACCCTCCTTGGGGCTACCATTTTTGCGGTCGTGGGAATTTACACTGACACCCAATAAATTTTCTCCCGGCTCGTACGGACGCAGGAGTTGCGTTCGTGTCTTTCGGTACTCCTTGAATCGTGCATCAATATTCATATCAGAAACGGAGGCTGAGGAGGGCGGCAGGGCGAAGATAGGGAGT